GGGCTTTACATAACCAAGTTAATTGGACTCTGGACGAGGTCCGCAAGCAACTGGCCGATACCGTCGAGGAGATACGGGGATACATAGACGAGCACAAGGACGACCCCAGAGCCGTCGGTTCGTTCTTGAAGGTGCGGCTGGACGCCTTGGACAAGATCGCCAAGCTCCTGGGGGGCTACCCGTCCGAGCACCCGACGGTGAACGTGCAGGTCAACAGCATCATGACGTCCGAGGCGTTGGCCGAGCGCATGAAGGCGTCGGAGGAATACTTTGCCGCCATCGAAACTAACCCCGTCGCAGAAGGCCGCGATACACGAGACGGTCCTAACTAACCCATACATCCCCGCGAAGCCCACGCGTAAGCAACTGGAGTTCCTTCTGCGGGAGGAGCGGGAGGTGTTCTATGGCGGGGCGGCCGGCGGGGGCAAGAGCGTCGCGTTGCTGATGGCGGCATTGCAGTATGTGATGCTACCAGGGTATGCCGCTCTGATACTCAGGAGGAGCTACACGGACCTGAGCCTGCCGGGGGCGCTGATGGACGCGGCGAAGGGCTGGCTGGCCGGGACGGACGCGAAGTGGTCCGAGATCGGCAAGACGTGGACCTTCCCGAGCGGGGCGACACTGACGTTCGGGTACCTTGAGACAGACATGGACAAGTACAGGTATCAGAGCACAGAATTTCAATTCATTGCATTTGACGAGTTGACGCAGTTCGAGGAGGAACAGTACCTATACCTGTTCTCCCGGCTGAGGAGGACGGACGACAACCCCGCGCCTCTGAGGGTGAGGGGTGCCAGTAACCCTGGGAACATAGGCCATCAATGGGTGAAGGCGCGGTTCATCGAACCCGCGGGTGTCAGCCCCGAGCGGGCGTATGTCCCCGCATCCTTGGACGATAACCCATACTTGTCGAGGGACGAGTACACCCAGAGCCTGCAACTGCTGGACGCGGTGACACAGGCGCAACTATTGCGGGGGGACTGGGACATACAGACGGGGGGCAACCTGTTCAAGCCCCAGTGGTTCCCGCTGGTCAACGACTGGCCGAAAGGCGCCAGGAGCGTCAGGTACTGGGACTTGGCGGCGACCGAGAAGGGCGACTGGACTGCGGGCGCGCGAGTAGCCGAGTTGGGCGGCAGGTACTGGGTGGTGGACATCCGACGTCTGAGGGCCACACCCCGCGAGGTCGAGCAACTGGTGAGGCAAACAGCGGACCTGGATGGGACGAACGTACCCATCCATATCGAGCAAGAGCCTGGGAGTAGCGGGGTGAACACCATCTCGCATTACCAGCGTTCGGTCCTGGCCGGGTATGCCGTGTACCCCGATCGCGTGACCGGGAGCAAGGTCGAGCGTGCAGGGCCAGCCAGTAGCGCGGCGCAGGCGGGGAACATCAGCCTGGTCAACGGTCCTTGGGTGAGGGCGTTCATCGACGAGGCGAGCTTATTTCCCGAAGGACCGCACGACGACATGGTGGACGCGGTGAGCGGGGCGTTGGGCAAGTTGGGGCAGGGCAACTCTGACCGGTTCCTGACGATGCACTCGGGCAAGGTCCGCGGATAATCTGCCGAAGTAACCGAGCCAGTACCGTAAATCGTCCGCGGGCGAAACATGATATTCCAATCACATAATCAATCAATCATCGGCAATAGACGAGGTACGGGATGAAAGGCGACTGTAAGATGTGCGGGCGATGCTGCCGGGTATCGCTGACCACCCTTCCGGATGACCAATGGACGCCTGAGACCGAAGAACTCCTGGTCCTGAAGGGCAAACAGTACGTGGACACCATACAGGGCACTAGGCGATATGTGTCATCCGCTCCGTGCCCGCATCTTGACCTCATAACTGACAAGTGCACGATCCAGGGGCATAAGCCCCAATATTGCAGGGACTACCCCAAGGACGCGCTAGACCTGCTACCCGGATGTGGATACGGATGACGATACGAGGGAGAGTAGCTAGGTGGTTGGAGCCTCCGGCCGCCGCGAAGCCGCAGACATACCCGGGCAAGGTGCTCGGTACCACGCCCAAGTACCTGGACACGAAGCGGGACACGAAGCTCGAAGCCTACCGCAACGTGTACGACCAGGGCGGGCTCGTGAGCGAGGCGGTCGATTGCTACCCTCTGATGATGCTGAGCAACGGGTATCGTGTGGAGGGCCCGCGGCAGAAGGACGCCGAGCAGTTCTTGGATGACATTGATTTCGAGAGCATCGCGTGGAAACTCATAGTTGATTCGCTCGTCGTGAAGGTGGGGCTCGCGGAGATGGTGCCTGGGTTGGAACCGACGAAGTACCCCATCGCGAAGCTGGACATCAGATGCCCCGAGACCTTCGAGGACGTCAGGGACGACTACGGAACCCTACTCGGGTACAAGCAGACGATAGGCTCGGCGTACGGTACCAAGCGGGCGGTGGATGTCAAGCCGGAGGCGATATTCCGTGTGGACCTTGGACTGCCATTGATTTCTCGGGCGTACGACGACATCATGCGGGACGCCAAGATCGCCGCGGGGACGGCCAAGAGCATCGAGCGGCACGGGTTCCCTCGACACCACATCTCAGTCGGGTTGCCCGGAGAGCCCATCGCGGACGCCGTCATCGAGAAGATCGCAAAGCAGTTCGAAGACCTCAAACCCGAGCACGAGATGACGACGGTTGCGGGCGTGACGATAAGTAACATCGATACTCAGGGCGTGCAGAACGCCAAGCTCTATAACGACTGGTCTGTGCAGAGGGTATGCGCCGCGATGGGCGTACCCGAGGAGTTGCTCGGGCTAGGGCGCGGGGTGCTCACGGGCGAGTTGAGATTTGAAGGATTCTATAACAAGATCGGGACGTTGCAGAAGCGGTTTGCCCGACAGTTCAACGTGCAGGTATTGGACAAGTGGGCCGGGAAGCCCGACCAGGCATGGCTCGTGTTCAACGATGTCAGCCCGTCGGACGAGGGGCGCACGGCGGACCTGGTGCAGAAGCTGATGACTGGGCCGATAGACCCCTGGCAGATAGTGACGCCCGAGTGGTGCCGCAAGCGGCTGGACATCTCGGAAGAGGAGTACCAGAAGTGGGCGGACGAGCAGACGCGGGTGGACGAGGAGGACGCGAAGTTGGATCCTCCGCCGCCCAACCCGTTCGTTTCTCAGACTCCACCCCAGGGCGAGAAGGCTCCTCCGAAGGTTGACGGGGCGAAGCCCGAGCTGGAGAAAACAAAGGCGAGATACATGGGGTGGAATTAATGGCGGTCCTGACCAAGACGATTGCGGACATCGTGAGCGAGTGGGAGCGGACCGAGCCGATACATCTGTACCCGCCGTTCAGTATCGAGTGGGCGATCAAGAAGCCGGGCGAGGACAAGGCGTTGATAGGCGTGATGCGTCGAGCGACCGGGAGCGCGTCCGGGGAGTACACGTACGAGGTCTGGGAGGTGGGAGCATAGTCGAATTGGGGCAACATAAGTGCAGGTACTGCGGCGGGCCGATACTGCCGCTTCAGGAGTTCGAGGTCTGGGCCATCCCTAAGAAGGCCCGGATTCATAGCAATAACAATTACAGAGGGGCGAAGAAGTCCTGCGCCGAGCGGTTCAGGGAAGCGATGGGCTGGCTCGGGGACGGGAAGGCAATACACACGGGAGGGAGGATTAAGTGACGAGTACGGATTTGGTTCCGACGGGCGACCTTACGCCGCTGAATTGGACATCGACGAATACCACGCACTACACTGAGATAGACGAGAACGTGGACACGCCGAGCACGGCCGAGAAGTTGTCCTCGACGACGAACGCTCAGGTGGATGCGGTCGGGTTGACGGACGCGCCTGCGGACTACGGGAGCTGCAACACGGTGACGCTCAGAGTGAACGGGAAGGCGAGCGCGGACATAGGGTTCGTCGCGACCTTGAGAAAGGCTGATGAGACAGTCCTAGCCACAGTGACGTTCACGAAGGCGGTCGATACGACTCAGAGCACAAAGACGAGCGGGGCGCAGGCGGCTACCCTGACATCGGCGGAAGTGAGCGGGCTCAAGATCGTGTTCACGGCCGCGACGTGAGGATGAGAGCTACCGATGAGAGTACGGAAGGGATGGCATTGGATGATTCAATCATCCGCCAGATGGGCGGGCCCCATCAACCTCGGTGTGCATCTATCCACACACTCTCCGTACTATCTGGACATACATCTGCCGTACACGGTCATCACACTCGGCAACATCCACTCGGTGGAGTATCCGAACGATTGGGGCGCGTGTTCTCGAGACATCTCGACCGGGGTGAGGTACGATGACCGAGGTAACGAACGACCCCACTGCGGTCGGGACGAATGCCTGGACCGACCCGACATACG